ACTATGATAATTGTCATTGTAACAAAACATAAATTTGCCTTTATTTTGGTCATACACAATAAAATCGATAGTACAATCAGGTTCTCCCCATTTTTCTCGTGTTGCTTTCTCACCTTTTTTTAATTCTTCTAAAATTTCTGTAAATTTCATTTTTTTCTATTCTCCTTTTTTCGTTTAAAATTAAAAGCACTCTAATCAATGGTGTGCAACCCATATCATAAAGTGCCTTTCAGTCGGTAATATGCCGTTAATAGTACTTGCACATACTACCAACTATGTTTTTCGTGGCTCATGACTTCCACACTAATATTATATCACAATTTATATATTAATTGCAAATCATATACTAATTTAAAAATTGTTTAAATATCGCCATTAACACATTTACAACAATTGAATTACCTGCTTGTTTGTAAAGTTGTGTATTTGAATTTATTTTTTCTGCCTTATCAAAATCATCATCGCTAAAGCCCATAAGTCGCCAACAGTCTTTAGGTGTAAGTTTACGAATACGTAAATCATTTTTAACAATAAAACTACTTTCAGTAGTAGTACCGTTTATTGCTGGACATTCATTATGAACTCTTTTTGCTTTATTATAACCATTTGGGAAACTAATATCAGCTGCTTCTTGTTCCTGTGCCTTTTTCCATTCCTTTGCCTTTGCCGGCTAAAGATAAGTCTTGGCAAGGAAAAGAATAAGTTAATATATAAGTATATAAATCAGTATTTGTAATATTTAAATCATTAGCACTAATTTTAGTAATATCAGTAGGTTCAAAATTTGTTCCGTGAATAACATTGTAGGTTTTAACAACTTGTGGTTCAATTTCGCAAACAAAATGATGTTCAAAATCAACATTAAGATTTTTAAGTGCTTTTGCTTGGCTACCTATTCCTGCAAATAATTCAATAAGTCTTATAGGTTTTGTAATCTTATATTGATTATCTGCAAAATCAAATAAACTTATATCTTTTTTAATGTTAAATTTAGCCATAAATTATACCATTTTTCTTACAGGTAAAATTAAAAATTCATCATTTACAATTGCAGGTTTAGTTGGATTATCTTGTGAAAAGTTAAGTTTGACATTTTTCTTATCACTGATAAAATTTAAAACAAGTTTCAACATTGTCGAACTATACCAAAATTCATTTTCAAATTTGAAGTCAAAAATACCCTCAAATTCAGAGTTTACAAACGTGGTGCTAGTATTTATACAAAATTTATCTAAAGTTAAGCCAATCAACGAATTTGAGCCTGATAATGTAAAAATATTGTATATCGGTTCAAGGTTTAGCGTTGTTGTATCAAAATTCTTAATAGAATTGTAAATATTTTCAAGATTAGGGTACGTTCCATTTAGCAATCTTCCAACGTAAGTTAAACCATTTTCATTTTTGTGCCAAATTTTCATTCCATCAGTTTCAAGTTTAATATTGCCTTTTAATTCTTTTAAAATATTTATAAATGAGTTATTAATAACTAAATTAACTGAAGTATCTTCACAAGGTGTTTTATAAGCACTAAAACTATCAGTCGCCATAATCCAACCATTTCTAACACAAACACCATTTAAAACCGCTCTTACACCTTTTTTGTCAGAAAAAGCGCTTGCTATTTTTAATTTATCAACATTAATTGTAAAGCTACTAATTACTTCGTTTAAATTTAATTGAGGTTTATTATCAATACTTAAAGTATTAATATTAGCTTTTAATTTAGGCTCATCTATTTTAACTTCTAAAATTGTACCATTTAACTTTGCTTTAACTTTTGATTTGTCATTTGCCATTTCAATAAATTTGCAAAGTTTTTCCATTTCTTCTTGATTTAAACAAAAATTTCCTAATATATCGGTTTTGCTTAAAACAAAAGTTTCTTTATCTTTATCGTGTTGTAATAAATTACCCTCTTCAAAGTAATTCATAAACATTGGTTTATTTATTATCATCATTTTCGTTCTCTCTTTCTTTTCCCATTTCAGATTTTAAATTATTAAGTAAGTCCTCAAGACTACCATTTATTAATGTTTCTTTTATTGAGTCTTTATAAACCTTGTATAAAACCTCACTAAATATTTTAGCAAAGATTTTTTCTCTGCCTTTTGTTTCGCCATATGAGTACGCAACTCTTATAATTACTAATACAACAATAATTATAATTGGTATTAATATTTTTAACATACTTTTATTCCCCCTTTTTTATTTCCATTCAAAAATATTGTGTTTATCTCGCACAACTATATTGATTGTGTTTGCAGAATTTCTGTTTTGTTTTATTTCTTCGATTTTTAAAACTGAATAATTTTTGTAATTATCGTGTTCTAAATCGATTAATAAATTTTTCGCCCTTAAGCATGAATAAACTTTTTTGTAGTATTTATTATTAACTTTAACAAATACATTTACGATTAAATTTGGGTCAATATATTTCTTAACAAATTGTTTTAAACGTATTATTAATTATTTTCAATTAAAACTCGATAAATTATATTATCTCTTACAAGATTATATATAATATCAAAGTTTGTAATTTTCTCATCAAAGATACAAGTATCTTCAATATCTTTCATATTGGCTACGTATGTATCTCTTTCATATGGTAATTCAAATGTTTCTAAATCAAGCATTACCTTATCTTCGTTTGTAACGATCAACTTAAGAATTAAGTCGCTTTCGTTAACAACATATTGATATGACCCAGTATCCATCGTTGTGTACTTTGTATAATATGATTTAAAACTATGTTCAAAACCATATTTTTCAAGCAATTTAAGTTTGTTCTCTTTAACTTTGTAAACTATCTTGCAACCCTTGCCATTTGCTTCTTTAATCCAATTTTTAAGAATTGGTTCGTAAGGCGAATTAACATTTTTGGCTATTACATAGTAAAGTAGTTGCCTAGACATTCCTAATTTTTTTGCAAGTTGTGATTTTGTTTGTGGTGCAATTCCTAATTTTTTGTTTCTTTTAAAAACATTTTCCATTTGTTCTTTTTCTTGTTGTGTTAACATTTTTAATTTCCTTTCGTTTTCGCCATATTGTATTGTGCGGTTTCATAACTCAATTCACTTTGTAATTTTTGAATCATAATACCCAAGTAGTAAGTACAATTTCTTAATGCATAATGTATTTCTGTTTGCTTACTACCTTCAAAATAATCTTCTAGCAAATCATCATTGTATAAATCGTTGCCTTTGATTTCTTCGTTTAATTGATTTATCTCAAATATTCTTGCTTTGAGATATTCAATTTTTTCTTTTCGTTCTTTAATGCTTATCATTCACTATTTACCTCTTTCTGCATGTCTCAAACACACACCACCATTTTACACCTTTTAAAAATATTTGTCAAGTACTTTGAATTAGTAAAATGAAATAAAGTAAAAAAACACCATCAATTTGACAGTGTTTTTCTTATATTAGTTCCTAAAATGGCATATTATCCATACCTACATCAAAACTTGTTGGGTCATCAACTTGTTCAACTGATGTATCTAAATTGTCTATATCTTGTTGTTTTTTCTCAAACTTTCTAGCTTCTATTGTAACAACTGTTTGTTTATAAACTCTACCATTATATGTTGAACTATTTGAGGATATAGCCAAAATTTTATCAATTCTAATCACATCTTTTTCTCGTAAGTCCTCAATTGGGTTCTTAATAAATATTGTGTAATAGCCTAAATTAACATATTTCTTAAGTTCGTTATCATACTTTGTATCACTAAACGTAAAAAGTTGCCATTTGTAATTTTGTTTGCTTACACCTTGTCTCAATTTGTAAACTTGTATCAAATTACCAACTGATAAACCTTTATTTTTCTTAACCATTTTACTTTTCAACTCCTTCAGTTAAAATTTCTATTATTCTATCGGAACATTCGCTTTTTTTACAAAAGTCAAAAATTGCTCCATATTCATTTTGCATTGTTGTAAGTATCTTTGCAAGTTGTTTACCACTTGTTGGCGGTTGTTTTTGGTATGGTCTGCCTGTTCTTCTTGCTCGATTTCTTTGAATAGCCCACGTTTTAATTCGTGGGTTTTCCCATTTGTTTAAATCTTCAATGCATTTAACATTTTCTTCATTTACGATTAATATATGTAAGGTCGCACCCATTTCCTTTGCACCAATAAGTTCATTTCTAAATCTTACGTGTTGTTGGGTAACATTACCTACAATTTCTTGTATACAATATTTAGTGTCAATAAGCACTGACAAATTAGGTGGCATACAATAATCGCCATAAGTCATAGGTTTATCATCTTTAATCTTATAACCTCTTGTTTTAAATTCTTCTTTTAGCCAATCCCATTGCTTGCCTTTTTGTCTAGTGTCACACCAAATAATGCGTTCTTTTAATTCCATAGTTAAAACCCCATATCTTCAAAATCTGCTTCATTAAATGTAAATGGGTCTTCCTCTATCATATCATCTTTTTGTTCTTTCATTTCGTTTGTAATTTTATACTTTGTCTTTAGTTCTGTAAAACACTTTTCTGAAATATCTTTAAGTTCAATTTTTTTAGTTTCTACAAACTCATCGACAATTTGTTTTGCTTGCCACATTTTTTGAATTATATCGCCTTTTTCAACCTCATAGTCAACATCAATTTTTCTTATGTTTTTAAGCGTTGTTGGTTTTAAGCCTCTAAAAATCTCATCTTCAGTTTGTTCATCAAAGAAAATCCAAACCATTTTGAAAGTATTATAACCTCTTAAATATGCGTAAAGCATTCCCTGATAAACTTCATCTAAAGGTTTGCTTTGTTCAATAAATGGTAAACTTTTCATTGATTTGCTTTTAACTTCAACTAATGTTTGCTCGCTTGGTATCTCAATATCTATTAATCCACCAAAATCTTTAGATTCAGAAAAATTATTATATTTTATAGCTTTTGGGTCATATGTAACGCATTGATGTCCTTCTTTTTCAAGCCAAATTTTAACAATTTCTTCAGCTACATTACCACGATTTAAATATTTTGGGTCTACCTCGTTTTTAAGTATTTTAAACATATGCAATAAAGCATCACCTTTTAGAGTAAATTTGTTTAACCCTATTAATTCAACAAAAGGATGACCTGTAATTATCTTTGGCTCAATCTTAACATTATCAGTAGGTTCAAAAATAACATAACCATCTTCAATTTTCATATTTACTTCTCCTTTGCAAAAGTAGTATGTATTCCAAAAATGCGTTCAAATTCTTCACAAGTTTTTTTATGACTAATCAAAAATTCACTAGCGTGCAATAAAACAATTTCTTTGCATTTTGATAAATCCATCATTTTTAAATGCTTAATGCAATTTGCTTTTGACATATGCGTTGATATTTGCCTTATATATTTTTTCCTTTTATCATCTTCAACACCACTATCTAAAATGCTTTGCACTTCTTTATCATCATAATTACATTCAATGTAAACTTTATCAAATTTAAAATTAGATACGTTTTGCTCCATTAATGAAAAATCAGTGCCAAAAAATATGCAACTATTTTTATCTAAAAAAACATAAGCGTAATTGTCTACCATTCCGTGATTTACCAAAATTGGTATTATTTTTATTGTATTAATTTTAAATGGTTTTTTAGGTTCTACATATTTTATATTCTTGTAATGATTATATACATTTATATTAGAATACACATCTACGTATTGACTTACATAATCAATGCTCATCGCATGATCATTGTGAATGTGGGTAACAAGGCATCCATCCACATCTAAAAGAGTGATGCCTTGCTCCACTAATAATTTGCGTATATTTTTTTCGTTCAAGCCACATTCTAACAAAATATTAGTATTTTCGTTTTTAACTAAATACATATTGCCCTTGCTAGAAGAGGTGAACGCATAAATATCAAGCATTTTAATTTTCATCCTCGTACACAACATCTATTACATCTTCAGTTGCGACTTTTTTATCAATTTCTTCTCCAACTTTGTCGACATTTTCATATTTTGTTTCTTTGTTAAAATCCATTTCTTCACTTTCCTCAAGAATTTTTAAGTCGCCACCTTTAATAACATCTTCAGGGTATTTCATAAAAGGTCTAATTCGTTCGCTATTAAACATTTCCCAAGTAACAGTCTTTTTAGCCATTTTAACAGAGTCTGCATTCCAAACAGCTTTATCTCGTGATGAACTAGCATTATAAGCTCTTTCAATTCTGTTACGATCAATTTCAACATAAATTTGTGTTAATTCAAAAGGCTTTTTAGGGTCTAAACAACAATAAGCAATTTTATAAGCACCAATAATATTTTCGTATTTATTTCTGTCAATATCTTTGTTTCGTTTATGTGAAACAATAGTTGTTAAACCAGTTTTAAAATCTTCTTCTATTTCTATTTCATCGCCAATACAAATTACTTCAGTTTTAAAATCAACAATATGACCAAATCTAGGATTTTCATAATACATAACCATTAATTTTTCACATGCTTGATATTGTAATTTAATAAATATATCTTTTTTAGGTTTATACTTATTATTACGAATATCTACATATATTTTATCTTCACTTGTTATACCAAGTTTACACAAGTGTTTTACTTGTTCTGCAAATCCACAACCTCGTAAATCAATATCATTCCAAGTTATTCCATCGCTATTTGTAACAATAGCTCTATTTGTTAAAGTGATTATATTTATTGCAGAAGTCTTTTCTCTTTCAGTTAATACTTCACCACCAACAGCTGCATAATTAACAACCATATTTAAAACGTATTCAGTCATTGAAATAGGTTGCTTTTTAACTTCTTGAATAGTATTTTCCATATTGATTATTCTCCTTTTACTTCAATTTCTTTATTATCTGTAACTTTTGTACAGATTATTTGTGAATTAGTTTTGCCTAAAATAGTTTTGAACGTTTCTTTGTCAATATCAGCAAATTTGTCAAAAATAATTGGCAAATCTTCAACACCTAAATGTTTTTTGATATTTTCAATAATTTCAATTCCTAATAAATATTTAAAGCCATCGTTAACACCAGTAAATTCGACACCATTTAATTTTGTATAGCAAACATCTTTAAAACTACCTGTGTTTTCGTTTTCTTCAATTAGTTCAATATCGATTTGTGGGAATACTTCTTTTACTTTGCTAACAAGATTATTTAGTTTAGTTGCTTTAAAATCTTTGATTAAGTCAATGTTTGATTCGCAAACGTATTTTTGTTGCTTGCAATCTTTTAATTGTTGTTTTAATTCTTCAATTTCTTTGCTTGCTTGAATACTAACCGCTAATTTTTCCATTTGAGTTGAAATTTCGCCAATTTTCGCATTTTTATTACTATTGAAAGTATTTATTGCTAATTGATATTCATCCTCTAATTTATCCTTTTCTTGACTTAATTTCTTCGCTTCTTCGTTGTTTTCTTTTTGAACGCTTAATTCTTCTAAACGTGTTGTCAAGTCAACATATTCTTTTGAAGTCTTTTCAAATTCTTTGTCGTAAATCTCAATCTTTTCTTCATATGAACTAATCATTACTTTTGAACCGGAGATACCTTGTTTTGCACCCTCAATTTGTGCTTTTAAAATTTCGACTTCTTTTTCAATATTTTCTTTGAATGCTGTTTCTTCATCTTTATTGATAACACCACCACAATAAGGGCAAACCTTTTCAGTAAACTTTTCTTTTTGTTTTTCTTCGATTAAACTAGTGTATTCTTCTTGCTCTTCAGTTAACTTTTGAATGTAGCGTTTGCTATCTTCAATATTACTCTTCATATTGTCGATTTGATATTTCAACTCATTACCTTTTTTGATTAAAGTATTAATTTGTTGGTTAACATTGACAATTTCAAGTAATACGTTTTGTTGACTTTGCGATATTCTTGTGTCTAAATCTTTAATCTTTGCTTGATAGTTTTGATTATCAAAAGTTGAATTTAATAATTCTTTTCTTTCTTGATTTAACTTTTCGTATGCTTCAATATCTTCAGGTTTTACTAATTCTTGCTTTTTAACAATTTTTGTTTGAATTTCTTCAATTTTTGCATCAGCTTGTTTAATAATAGTACTATATTTATTTAATAATTTACCATATTCATACTTTAATACTTGCATATCAGTTCTAACTGGTGCATATTTTTGCTCTGAAATTAACTCATCATCGCTCTTAATTTTGATACATTTTTCAATAAATTTTCTTGCTACTTTATAATCGATATTTCCAAAATAATCATAATCGATTAAGAAACGTAAGAAATTAAAGTCTTTTACTTCAAGGTTTCTATCAAATTTGATTTTATCACGTATGAAAGAAAAATATTCTTCTTTTTTGAATTTCGCACCATTAATGAAAAAGTTGTTATCAGTTCTTGAGTATTTTACGTTACCATCTTTGTCCTCAACCCAAATATCTTTATATTTTCTTTCTAACACTAAATTATTATCAAACGTGATTTTTACACCTATTGGTAATCTTAAATCATTCTTGTTTCGATTGTCTGGGTCACTCTTGCCATAAACAATAGTTTCACCACAAAGCACCCATAAAACACTATCGATAAGTGTTGTTTTGCCTAAACCATTCGCACCTACAAAAACGTTGTACTTTGGTTTCAAATCAAAAGTTTTGTTGCTAACATTTCTAAAATTTTCAATCACAATTTCCGTTATTCTCATTTTACATAACTCTCCCTTTCTTCTTGAATTTTTGTGTTGATTTTATGCCATACATTGTAAACAATATCAATGGCAGTTTCTTTGCGTGCATTTCTAATCGTACAAACATATCGCATTTGCCTTTGCACACTAAAATCTTTAATACCATACTTATAAGCAATAAATGGCGTTAATTCGGCAATCGTTGTTCGTGAATATTTACGCTTAGTCAACGCTAAAGTTATAATATCGCTAACATATTTAAAGCCTTTTAATCGACAGTCTAGCCCTAATTTCATTAGTTCATTGTTAACCATACCTTGCAAAGTTTTGTTGCGTTCCAAAGCCATAAATTCTTCACTAAATCTTGATTGGTTTTGCATTTGCTTTTTCTCCTTTCTGTGCTTACCACACGCTAATATTATACCACAAAGACATAAAAAAGACAAGAAAAAGACAACAAAAAAGGTGGTATTTTTGAAATATACCACCTCAAATTTTAATACTTTATTACCCAAAAATCGGTAACAATCTCGTTAGAACAATCCCATATATCGTAAATTGTTCCTTTTACACTTGTAGTTAAATGACCCTCAATCCTTAATAAAAGAATTTCGTTGCAAAACTTATCGGCTATTTCTTCAACTGTTCGATTATTACCATAGTAATGTGGTAATTCCAAGTCAATGTCTAGCAATTTTTCATAACAACACACACATAAATCATCACATCTATAGTGTATTGCATTTTGATGTAATAATTTAACTACATCATAATAATTTATATTTAATGCCGTTGAAATAGCTCTTATAACACAATCTGGTATTTTATACCCATTTGGATTCCTATTAAAGTATTTGTAAGCCATTTAAACCACCTCTTTAATCTTCTTCACCCATTACAATGTCATACATGTAAATGCATACTTTTTCGCTTGGACTAACTTCGATGTCATCATCTTCCAACCACTTTTTAGCCATTGCAACATAAGTGTAATAATCATTTGCAATTTCTGGATAATCACTAATATGCATTAGATAAATTGTGTAAAATTCTTCTTCATCATATTTGTCAAAAGATACACCCATTTTTCTAAAAGCATTTGCAACTTGGTTTATATCAATGTTGTTTTGCCTTGCGTATTGCATTGCAAATTGTTGTGGTGTCATTCCACTTTGTTGCATTTGATTTAGTATTGCTTGAACGTTAGGATTTTGTTGTGCAAGCATTTGAACTACTTGATTTGGGTTATTACTCATAGATAACATTTGTAACATTTGTTGCATAGGGTTGTTATTATTCATTATTGATTACCTCTATTTTGTTGTTTTGAGCCTGAAAATTGGCGATTATCAAGTTTTTTTATAATGTTTGATAAATTATCAACACTTTGCTTTAAAAGTTCAAAATCGCTTGTTTTTACGTATTCATTTTTTGGCTCTTCTTGAACCACTTTTTTGTATACATCCATTTCATAACGACCTTGATTGTTTATTCGTTTGTAATAAAGCATATTTGCGTTTTTATCTTCTAAATAAGCACTTTGATTAGGTGCTAAAATGTAGGCTTTTGCATCTTCCATACTTGTTACTTCAGAGTACAACGCATACTTTGTTCCTTGTGAGACTGGTTGTTGTTGTTGATAGTTGTTATAACTAGGTTGTTGATACATTGGCTGTTGTTGATAGCCACCATACATATTGTTGTAGTTCATCATATTTTTTACCTCTTTTCAAAAAATCGTGGCAAGCGTAAACGAATAGAATCATAGGCAAACAAAATAAATTATATAAACAGTAAAAATAAACACGAAACGGATTTTTTGAGGAAATGTTTATCAACTTGCCACAACCCAATTTTAGCAATTATCTTGCTAAATAAAAGGGGGCAAAACAGGGACAATAAAAAAAGATGCCATAAAATGACATCCTATTTTTTCATTTATTCAATTTTAATTTTTTGCGATAACGTTTAAACTCTTTTCTGATACTTTCTTCTTCTACACACTCTATACTTGCTATTTCTTTCAATGTTTTCTTTTCAACGTATCTCATAACCATTCGATTTGTTGCCAAAGGCGTTAATTTAGCTTCTTTACATAGTGGTATTAAAGTTTCAATATCTTCAAGTTTTGATTTAAAACAAATTGTTCTTTCTGCGTAAAAGCCTAATAGTGCATTAAATAATGCTACACCAAATATAATAAATATATTTTGATATACTGATATTATTAAGTTTTTACAAAATATTAAATATATTATTTCTACTGAAAAAGTAATTAATTTACAAGTATTTACCGCTTTTATAGGTTCGTTGTCAAATAAATGATCAGCGTGAAACCTTTTCAAAAAGCAACTTTGTATAAAACCAAAAAATAGCATAAACATTAGCATTTGCAAAAACCGATTAAAGAAAAATGCAATTAATAAAAGCAATGCATAAAATATAAAAACACTCAATTAGTGATTTACTTCTTAATTTGCTCTTTTTCGATTTTCTCTACGGATTTTGCCTTTAATTGTTCAATCTTGTTGTCAATGTACTTGATTTTGTTTTCTAGTTTTTTCTTTTTTGCTTCTAACTGTGTAATTTTGTTAGACCAAAATAAACCAGCACCCCAAAGTCCCATACTCCAATTTACTCCTAACCATGTAATAATTATGAAAATGTAGTAGTCTATTTGTAAAATCATTCCTACGGCAAAATGTAGATTACTAATATCATCAATGCCACGCACAAATAGTATATTTAATTGCCATAAACTAATTAGTAAATATGTAAAAACAGGAAAGCAAATATTTTTCCATAATTCTTTAAAAGTTTGCCTTTTAATATTGCAAATAATTGGCAAAACAATTACTGTGAAAAGTTCTGCAATTTTACCATACATACTATTTATATTACCAATTATAAAACTAACTACTATTAATAAATTTGATATTATAGGCAAAGTACAATCCTTATAGAACTTACTTTTCGTTGCTATTAAAAACACAATGTTTAAACTTGCTACGTAAAATATCGCCATTATACTAACTCTTAATACTTGGTGGTTATCTATAAAATCACACATATTTTCAAAGTTTTGATTTTCAATAACTATCGGAAACCACGTGTGAAAAAGCAACTTACTACCAATACAAATAAACTCTACAAACCAAAGTACTAACCACAATCTTCTTATTAACTTTGGTATATCTACAATCTCATTTATAAATTTCTCTATTTCAATTCCCTCTTTCATAACAAAAAAGTGATTAGTTTCCTAACCACTTCCGTGTCATTTTCTAAAGTTTGCCTTTTAATATTGCAATTTCGTTTTCTAGTTTTGTAATTAATGAACTATTATTGCTAACAATAGCACACGCTTTTTCATAACTTTCTACTTGATTGCTTACATCAAAACCTTCGATACTCTTTAATACTGTGAAACTTTGGACTATTTTCATAGCCCCATCAGACTCCACCTTTAGTTTGTTTAATTGTTCTTGTAAATTCTTAATGTTTTCTTTAACTAATTTTCTTTGTTCTGGTGTTAAACGGCTTAACTTTTCATTCGCTTTTGCTTGTAAGCGTGCATCAATCTCGCTTAAATTTTCCGCACCTAATTTGTTGATAGAACAGAATACTGACAAAGCTGTCCATAATACTCCACCAACACCAATTATTACCTTAAATAAAACAGGGTTAGTTTGGAAGATTTGATAACGATCTAAATAGCCCCATAGAGACATAAAATTAACAAACGCTACACATGCAATACTTACTACGATATTTGTAATTGTACATTTGTTAAAATATAGCCACTTAAAAAATTTTTTAACTTTATTCATTGCTTTCTTCTCCCTCAAAATTTCGATAGTAGTAGCAATGTCTTTCGCAAGATTTTGCCCTTGCTTATATGGATTGCTTGCAACCTCAATGTAACTAACTCGTGTCTTTTGGCTTGTTGCGTTACTCTCCATTAATTCCTTGCTCTTTGTTGTAGTTAGTGTTTTTAAAAAGGACAAAAAACCAACGATTGTAACCAATAGTATCAGAAAACTACTAAAGTTGTCCATCTTTGACTTGTCATAGCCATTGTACCAAGCAACTCCAATTGCTACTAGCAAACCAACCCACAGATTCCAATTCTTCTTCATTTCCAAAATCCGCCTTAATTATAGCAAACATTATTTGCGTTGTCAAGCATTTTTGCAAAATTTGTTATTTTTTCCTGATTATAACGTGTAAACTAGCCCTACTGTTACGTGTAATGTTCCTACTTCATCTTTTCTTAAAGTAAAATATAATTCATTTGAATATCTTTGATTTGCACTTGTAGGAAAACCTATATCGAAACTACAACCACTATTGCCTATATATGATGGGTCACAATCACAACCATTAATATCTAATTGTGCATTAGCAGAATTAAATTCTTCTGATTTAGTTAAAAATATTAAACCAGTATTATATATTACAAAAGATGTTGGGTCGCTAAAACCTTGTGTCCAATAATCTCGATAAACAGTATTGTAAAATGTAACTTCAACATCATTATTTGCTATTTCAATTCCAAATCTATCTGCCTCAGTAGGGCAACCAGCAGTAAACATATTCATTGTAAAGTTAAAAAGGTATCTACTACCACTTTCACCTGTAATTTTTAAAGTCCAATTGTTATATTTTTTGTCATAAACATAGCCCCATTTATCAGTATTTGTTTCAGTATAAACTGGATGGCTTGTTCCACCACCGCCACTAATAGTCAAAGGGTCTTTTCCAATAATACTCTCACCATTGATTTTTCTAAATGGTATTGCAGCTAAAGTACTACCATTTTTATTTATTAAATCTACCTCTGTATAATCATCTGCAATTACATTAATATCAGCCACATCGTTAACACTTACAATTTGTACATCTTCGATCGTGCCATTTGCTAGTTTTTTTTGCATTTGATATTTCGCCATAATTAAAACTCCCCTTTCAAGTTTCTAACTAATTATTTTAAAGAATAAACCACCAACGGCTAAATTTGTACTTGGTTGTCCTGTACCTGTGTCAAATTCAACAATGTTTCCACCACCAGTAACAATACCTTTTGCATTAACTTGTACCGCACTATAAGCACCAGCAGTTACACCACTTGCACCTAATTCAACGCTAATAGATTTGTCAGCTGAACCATCAAAAGTTGCGTTTCCAGTACCTAAAATATTTGTAGTATTATCTGACTTCTTGCCACTATTAACATTAACAGTTATCTTTCTTGCAGTTGTTAATTTGTCAGAAGTTGCTGATTTTTTTGCATTAACAACATTAAATTCTGCTTTCTTGCCATTACCAGCACCAATGCTTACTTTATCGCCATTTGTTGTATCAGCTGTAACAGTTACGGCTAAATCTACATTTGTTGCTTTTATAGCTTCAGTTGCGTTTGGAACTTCTGTTTCACCAATTAAAATTTTAGTTACATTTTCTTGAACCATACCTAAAGCACCATCTAAACCTTGAATATCAGTTTTATTTGTGCCTGCTAAAGTATTAATAGCTTGCAATGCACTTTCAACTGTTGTTTTAGTAGTGCCACTAACATTAATCGGTGTCACTAAATTTTTCGTTTGATAATCAGTTAAATCAACTTTTCCTTCTAATGGTAAAAGTTCATAGTAACCATATGTACCTGTGTTTGTTGATAATATATCACTAACCCAGTAATCAAGGACACCTTCCTCTTTAATGTATAAACTATCGCCTATTCTATATTGATTTTTTGGAGCGGTTTTTAAAGCTGTAACCATAGCACTATAAGTTGCAAAAGAATAAGCTGAAGAGCGACCTTCGGCTAATGCATACGCTTGGTCTGCTTTTGTTTGTGCTTTAGTAATATTTTCAGTATTTGTGCCAATTTGGTCAACTTGTGTTTGTGTAATTGCTACGTTGTTAACATTGCTTAAACCAACAGTTGCTTTTGTAACTTGAACATTAACTTTTTTGCCCGTTGGCGTAATTTTTGTGCCATTTAATTGCACTTCATTAATTACGTTTTCTTCAGCTGGCGTTGAAATAGTAATATTTTGCCCTGAAACTGTAACACCAATATTTGTGCCTTCTGCAATATTTACCGCACCTTTAACACCATTAACGTTTGTAACAGTACCACCACCAGTAATATCATTAATATTACCTTGAATGCTTTCTAATGCTTGTTGAACGTTTGTACCAGTAACACCAACAATTGCTTTAATGTTTGTAACTTCAGCTGTTGTTTCAGGGTAATATTGTTGCAATTTTAAACCATCAGCAGTATTGACTAATTGTGTAACTTGCGTTTTTTTCTTATCGCTTAAAATTTCATATTCCATTTTTAAATATTTCCTTTCTTCATATTTAACAATAAATATTCTCCAACTTGCATATCGGTTGGAACACTATCACCATTTCGTAAAATGTAAGAGTTCAGTTCTCGAATACTTACCTTTTTACTTTCAGTATCATTCTCGTTAATATATATAAATTGTTTACTTCTATCTATATTAACATCTATATTTGGTAAAACGTTTAATCTTCTTGGAACAACATTTTCTGCTAGCAAGTTCAATTGTTTCTCACTAGCAAAACCAATGTGTCCGCTATGCTCGTAATCAAGGTTTACTAATCTCGCATGATCATTAGTAACACCACCAACAACTATACCTTCACATTCAAGATTAATTGTTTTATCTTCTAATACAACATCAAGTGTAGTCTTTATACCCTCATCAATTTTTTTACATACGTTGACTCTCATAGGCTATCACCACCTATTCAACAACAACCATATTATTATGCATTATTGTTCGTGCTATTGAACCACTCTCGTATTTAGTTGTATAAAAATATTCACCCTTTTTAAACTTTGCACTAATTTCTTTAGTGAAATTTAGAGTTATCGTTGAACTACCAACAGTTTCAAAACTTTGTATTAAGTCTCCTGCACTATTGTAAAAATCAACAACAAATTTATCGGTGTCAAGCAACTCAATAGGATTGCCATCTTCATCTGTTAAATTAATAATAAAATCGAATGAAAAGGTATCGTTCATATACCATTTTATTGTGCCACAACAAACTCTTGGAGATTCGTTGGCTACTGGAACTATATTACTTTCACATCTACATACAATTCCCATAATTATGCACCTATTATACTTTCTATATATAAAACATTTGTAGTTGTATTACTATTAGTTAAATTAGTAATTGTTATTGTATTATTAGTTTTATCAAGCAAGATTTTAACTTTTTGAGTAGTATCTGCAAAACTATCATAAATTTGTACTATTTCAGAATGTTCAAACAAATAAGATGATACTGTTCCAATAGTAACACTTGCATATCTTCGTATATTATCAGTACCCATAAAATAAAATCTAAACACAAATAAACATGAAAATTTGCTAAATGATAATGGTGTAGAGTCTTTTGAATTAATTAAAGCAAAATCTATATTTGTATTTAATGGCAAAGATTTTTTATTTTGTGTTTCCTCATAAATAGTCGTGAATAATGAACTAATTGGTTCGTTGATAGCTGAAACCATTGCGTTTAATTTATCGGCATTGATTATTGTGCCTTGAGTTGTTATATTAGCATCACGTTCAAGTTGTATAACTTCTTCTGTTTCACTTGCCGTGCCAACATTTCTTTTCATTTTGTATTGATTTAAATTTGTCCCCACTTCATCAGTAAAGGTTAATTCTAATTTACTCATTTATTTATCACCTCTTTCTTTAAGTGATTATTTTGGAATTATTTCCCAAAATCTTTTTACCAGTTATGTCGAAACTCCATAACTTTCTCTCTATTTCTGCCATTGCTTGCTCTATCTTGTTTGCATCAATATAACTAAAATTTTTCTCTGGTGTCAAATACCCAAAAGTTTTATTAGCGTGTGTTTTTTGCAACAAAATATTTAAGGATTCAATTATTTTCTTGTAATCTTCATAATAAGGTATATCCGATGTTGACCAAGTATATTTATTTAATAAATCATAAACACCTAACCTACCACCAATATCAAAAATAAACGTTGATATTCTTGTAAATTCGGTTGCTACATCATAATAATCAGTTGGTTGCCAAACTTTCATAATTAATCCTCCATAATTTCTTTTGCTTCAACTTCTGCAAAGGAAGTTCCATTTAAAATTACTTTTGTAATAACAACTTTTTTGGTATTACCATATTTGCTTTCGTACAAATAAGTATGTCCTGGTTCTATTATACCACCATTAAAATTAGTTTTAAAGTTAAATGTATTTAAACTATCTATATGTTGCCTATAACCAACTAATCTGTCGGCAATTGTCGAAGTTTCTTTTGACCAATTAACAGGGTCTTCCATAAAATTTGAAGTAATAAATGGATTATCGATTGTTTCATTTTCATAGTCATTGTTTGATATAGTGTAAGATTTATCATAAGTTGTCGTTTCAATTTTAGTTGTTACTATGTCATTGCCTTTGTCATCTTTTCCTGTAACTTCTTGAACATTTTGATAAGTGTAAATTTTAACAGTGTAATTCTTTGGTTTTGCTTCTTGAAAACTTTCTTCAAATATATAATTTCTTGTTATTTTAAATGAATTATCTACAAAACGATCGCTAACTATTGTTTGCTCACCATAAAATTTTAAATTATTCTCCAATAGTTGTGTGTTAAATAATAATTTTTGCTCGTTGTAGTCAATTAAAACCATTTTATTACGATATTGTCCTGTTGTGGTATTCTTTTGCGATGCATAAGATGCTTCGACTAACATCCTTAACGCTTCATTATAAGAACTTTGATTTGGAATATAACCTTTTAAAATTATCGCATTGTTAGTGTAATCTTCTTTGAGATTGTCCCCACTATCAAGGTCTTCAAAAGCAATTGCATTTCTAAAACCACTTAATCCAGAATTTCGATTTAAAAGTCCTAACCAACTTGACAATGTTTTTGCATTATTGCCAAATTGTGGTGTTTCATCTTCATTTGAATAAACTAAATTATAAGTATCTGAATAATTTGTAACACTTAATATTTGATTTTCCCAATTATAAACATTGTTTCTTGAGTTAAATTTGAAAGTTTTTACTAAAGGATTTTTAATTACCTCTATACCAAATTCGTTTTTATCTCTATCTTTTACGTAAATGTCAACTGAAATTGGCTGATTTTTAAAATAACTTAATTTGTTATTTGCGTTTTGAGGGTCGTATTCATTATTAACATCTCTTAATTTTAGTGAAAGAACATTTGAATTAAATTCTGAATTATCAGCACTAAACTCTTGTGTAATCTCATAATCGGTTATAATTTTGTTAAGATTCTTAAAAACGCCACTATAAATTGTGTTTACTTTTGCAAACCTTTGATATTTTTGCGTTTCGCCCTCAAAAACAACTGAATTATCGATTTTTATTATTTCAATGATAAATTTTACGTAAGTCTTTAAAGTTTCAAAAATATACTCTTTTTCGGCGTTATTTTCAATACTTATAGTTCTGTCTAAAACTTCTTCGTTGTTATCGTTTTCGGTATAGCACTCGATTTTAAAATTTGTTGCTATTTCACCAAAAACTATTGTGTAATAACTTGCAGACAATGATGTGCCTTTAATTACAAGTCTAGGGTGTGAATTAAATTCACCAGTATCTTTATTGCACATCCAAGTAGTCCACCAAAATATAGGGCTATTTTTAACACCATCAGCCGTTGAATATGATTTGTCTAGGAATTTAAAAGTACCATCTAATTTAACACGTTTTTCTTCACACGATATAAAATAGTCTGAATATGTTGGCTCATAAAATTCTTCATTGTATTCTTCAATATCTTTAGTTTCACCACTTTTTATCAAATCTAGGTTGCTAAAACTTTGCTTATTCGTTACTACAATTTCTCTTCCTATGCCTCTTTTACTACCTAAATAAAATACTTTTCTCGATACACCCTCCCAAGAAAAAGAAGAAACATCGTTTTGTACAAACGATGTTGATAATCCTCTCCATATGTTGCAATTCTCATCGACAAATAGGTATAACTCCGTTTGAATATCAGTTCTATAAAATCTTTTCTTAACTAATTCATTTGAGGAAGGGTCTAAATATTCCGCCTCAAAACTTTTCGGTAGGCTTGTTAAAGTCTTATACCAATTTTGATATTCTGTTGTTCCTGGTATCAAATCCCAAGTTAAATCTAACTTTATGTATGAGCCTATTCGCTCACGATACATTTCACCAGTTAATGGGTTTCTACCACTACCCTCTTTGTCAACATCCGCATATGATACTTGATATTTAGTGCAAGCAGGAGCAATAACCGTTTTTGCAAAACCATTTTCATCAAAAGTATATATTTTTAAAATTGTTGGCATAATTGCTCCTTTCTACGCAAATTTCTTACCTCTGCGTGTTGCTTCGTTTTGTAAGTCTTTAAAAATACTTTCACTTACTTTTCGACCATTTAATTCGATTGGTCTATCGCTTAAATCATCTATTGCATCTATGACTTTTTGATTGCTATTTAATATTGCTTGTGCAATTGGTAATGATGCTTGAACAAATACTTCACGCATTTTATTTTCTGGCGATACAATTTCAGGGTTATTTCTAGCACCTGAATATTCACCAACCAATGCAGGTGTAGGTCTTGTAATAACACCACCACTTGCTAAAGGTGTGTAAGAACTTGTGCTTGTACCTCGACCACCACCATTGTTATTTTCTCTACTAAATAAATTTTTAAAGAAAGTTTTTACTTTCCCTTCGGCAAATAATTTCGCTATTGCTTCGATTAATTTTGCTATCAAAGCTATAACAGTTGTAATTCCAAGTATAATCCAAGTCAAAGGGCTAACTGAAGTTGCTATATTTATTGCTATAATACTTGCTAACAATAAACCTAACACTGTTGAAAGTGCTTTGCTCTTTGAAATAAAATCAATTACTTTTGCAATAATATTTATTACTAATGCTAAACCTTCACCCAAAAACTTAATAACTGGTGTTAGCACAGGTGTTAATACTGATGTTATACTTGAAGCTAAATTTGCTATTGACTTGATCAAATTCATAATTGAATTTCTAAACTCTTCACTTTTGATAAATAATGTCGCAAATAGCGTTGCAATCGTTCCTATTATTACCAATGATTTTGGCAACAATTTTATAAATTGTCCTAACATTTGCCCTGGTTTTGATATTGCAGAAAATACTTTTGATTTTGATAAAGCTGAAAATATTCCAACTTTTGCAGGCTTTTCAACAACACCACTAAATGCGGTAAAAATATCTTTTACTTTTTTAATATTCTTCAAATTAGGTATGTCAGTTTTACCAGTTATTGAGGGCATTACTTTTTTCAAATTTTCAGGAAGCCCTTTAAAAAATTTAAATATTCCAACACCTTTTTTAAATGTTATAATTGAAATTAAACTTGTAAATGCAACTTTTAAAACATTTAACATTCCAGCTAAACGATTAATCGCACCTGAAGTCTTTTCAATTTCACCATTTTCTTTTCTTGTGTAGCCTAACCAATTAAGTATATTGTCAGCTACCTTTTGTGAACCATTGCTTACTTTTTGAATTAATTCTTCATATTCGCCAATTTTGCTTGTCAAGAAAGAATAATCATTTACGGCTGTTTTAGTATTAGAACTTGTGCTAGATAAAATATTTAATTTATCAAAGCCTAATAAACTTCTCTTTAATTCGGTTACGGCATCAGTGGCTTCTTCGGCACTTTCAGTAACTCCACCTATTAAACCACCACTTGCATTTTTAGTAAAATCTTGATATTCATAACCTTTTATTTTGTTTAAATAATTTAAGAAATCTCTTAATGCTATTGTCGCACCAAGTACTTTTTCTGAAAGGTTTCCAACTGAACCCAAAAATAATCTACCAAACAAAGTAAGTATTTCTTTGGTTGTTTCTTGAATTTGTTTTAAAATGTTGGCTGTATTGCTTAAAGTCTTTTCAAAATCGCCAACCGCACCAGTTCGTTGCATTTGCTTTTGTAAAGCAATTATTCTTAATAAACGTTTTTCGTTTTGGTCTAATTGCCTCATAGTTTTTGTGCCACCAATTTCTTTGTAAATGTTATACAAAGAGGTTTCACTAACATCATAACCCGCAACAGTACGTATTGTTCTAATTTGACCACTTAACACTTGTTGAAATTGTTCCATTGATTTTTGGATTGGAACATTAAAAAGTGAACCATAGTCAATCGCCATTCGTGTGATTGTTTCACTTAATTTGTAAGTAACATCGCTTGATAAACCACCCAAGCTATCTAACATGTTTTTAAATGTTGATTGATAGTTCATTATACTTTCAGTCGATAAGTTGAAAGCACGTGTTATATTGCCAACAAACTTTAATGACTTTGAGTATTGGTCGCCCATTGAAACTTGGAATTTATTTAAAGTTTCTTCAAAGTTTACAGCATAGCCAACCGCATTTGAAAGTTGTGAGGTAAATCTTTTAGTATAATTATATATAGCGTATATTTTACCTAAATTAAATATTTTACTTTTGGTAAGGCTATCAAAAATGTTTTGTGTTTGATTAGCCGTGCCATTGATTTGTTGTAATTTTGCTTGTGCCGTTTTTAAACTTGCACTTGCCTTTTCTATACTTGAAGTGCTTACTTTTTGTTTGTTTAAAACTTTGATTGCATTTGTAAATGCCTTGCAAGCACTTTCTGATTTTCTTAATTCACTTGTAAATGGTTGAATTGCTTTTGTTAACCCCTCAAACTTTTTGCCTGTTTGGTCTAAATCTACGTTTGACTTCGCAACTTTTTTCATTGCGTTGTTTAAATAGTTTAGTGCTGTGGTTAGCCCTTTAAGCGATTGTATCGAACCATTTGCATCTTTTACTTGTGTATTAACTACTAAATTGCCTAATGTGTAATCAACTGGCATTTTGTTGTTTTCTCCTTTCTTCGGCTATTTTTTTTATACTATATAACTTATTATTATTTTCAGTATTATCAATAGTATTAATATAACCTTTTGGCTTATTATTTTCTTCGTTGAAAGGATTGTAAACATCTTTGGAATGATATTCATATGGCTTTGGCGTTTTCTTTGGGTCTCTCATAGCATTAGCTAAAGCTGTTACTTGTGCATCATAATTATACAAACCTTGCAAATATGCTTGTTTGTGTAATCGATTGTAATATGCTTTTTGATATGCTAAAAATAAATCCTCATCTTCATCCCAATACTCATGTGGTGTCATTCCATATTCTAAAGCTAGTGGTAATTCTTCACAAAAATAAAAATGCTCCAAATCACCACCATACTTGTCGTTTAAAATGTTTAAATTTCGATTGAATCGTATTGAATTGGTGTCGTTGGTTGTTCTACTTCTTCCTTCTTCTCCAATTCTTCTTTCTTCTTCATTTCCTCTAGGTAAGGATGAACTTTGATTGTTTCCCCACCTGCTTGAGTAAAAACCCAACTAATGATTGCTGTTTCTAATTCTATTACTTGTTCAAACCCATAAATTTCTTCATTATAGTCTAATATATCTTCAAATTTCTCGTGGTCTACACTTGAAACAGTTTGAAGTATTGTGTAAAGTAATTCATCAGTTAATTCAATCTTTTTATCATCACTAGCTTCTTCAATTTCTCTTGCATTTTTAACTAGATTAAGTTTTTCTCTTCTAGTTAATCTACGAAATTCGTATTTATTTCCTTCTCTATCTTCAATGTATGGTCTCATTTTTATATTCCTTTCAAATTATTTTTTTAAGCACCAACAACCAAAACTTTTATTCTTCTTTGGTTAGGTGCATAGCCTTCTTTTGTTGCTACAATTTTAACTATTGCACTACCAGCTGTTGCTGAAGAACTTGCTTTAATTGTTATGCTTTTGTTACCTTTTTCAATCAAAACATCAGTATTATTGCTTGAAACATACAAAGTTGCATCGCTTGGATCAGTTAAAAAGTTTATAGCAATGCCTGTTGTATTTGTTGATAAAAGTTCAATACTAGCAGGAATAGGTGATAAAATTGAAACAGTATCTTGGAAACTATCATATAAGTCTTCAGTAATGTATTCGTTTGCGTTTGTTACAGCAATTGATAATACGATTGTTTTAATATCTGAAGTTCCAACATCTGCTAAATGGTATCTAGGTTTACCTGTAAATTCTTGACCAGAAAAATCATCTAAATCAATATATGCAAAATTAACTTCTAAATCGTTGATATTATCGCATATAGCAATATAGTCAAGATTATAAGGCAAATTAATTTCAACTGTTTCAGTACTATTTTTACCCATTACATTTGTAACGTTTCTATTAGTAGTTGAAGAGTATTCAATTGTATCTGGTGTACCAAAAACCGCTGGTAAACTTTCTACTGGTGCTAAAATATGATATTTTGTTTCGCTTGATAATCTATAACATAACGCTGTACCTAAACCAGCACGAACATTATGCTCTTTAAATTCTCTAAAACTTCTGCCCATTTGTTTTCTCCTTTTAAATTTTTAATACAACTTACTTCTACTTGGTATATAGTTAGTTGTAAATCTTAAGTTCGCTTGATAACTATCTTTTAGAGGGCTATCAAATTGTGGCATAATTGCTATTACACCACCATTCATATGATAATGCCCTTGCATTACCTCAATTACCAAAATTGCTAATTCTCTAACAATTTGTTCACTATTATTGTTTTTATTACAATATATGTTTATATCATAATTAAGTGTTCTTGTAGTATTATCATATGTTGTGCTTTGTGTTTGTAATTTGTTTATTGGTTCGCTAAATATTACACATGGTGTTTCTTGTGAAATTTTGTTTTTCAAAACCTCAACTTTCTTGCTCCCAACGTGATTATTATTGTATGTACTCTCTACATAGTCTTTCAATACCTCGTAAATTTCATTATAAGGCTCAAAAACCGTGCTATTTTCAACTTTTGTGTTTAACATATACTTTTATCACTCCTATTTAACTTAAACCAATAATTTGCCTATAAATACGCTCGTAAATTTTTGCAAATTCTCCATTTGAATAATAATCAAAAAATGCATCCCACAAGAATGATTTACCCTCATAACCTGTAAAACCTTTAACTAGGTAACCATCTTTTTCATTGTACCAATTCCACCCAAACGCACCATGATTGTTTACATCATATTCGTATCGAACTTCATCGGCTTTTTCGTGTGAACCATAGCCCACAATACCAGTACCAAATTCAACATAAGCCCCTTTTTCATTGGTATTTCTTAACTCGTAAGTATTCTCACTTGTTTTTGTAATTTGCCAATATTCTCTTAAATTCAAAGTCCCTGCAAAATAACCAACTCTATTTTCTAGATTGTCATTTGCCTTGTCTCGAATCCATTCAAGGCTTTCAATTATAAATTGTTCGTTAACGATTTTAATAAGTTTTTGGTATTGCTTAATTCTTGCTTGTATGTCTCTTATTGAATTACCTTCAAACTTTATATCTAACATAATATATTATTTGTTTTTAGTATTATAAATTGAATTATTTATAAATGGATTTACATTTGCATAATCTTTTTCAACATACCAACCATTTCTTAAATAATCTTCTTTTTGTCGTTCAGGAACGGTCTTAACTGTTGTACCTTTGCGTACTTTTATAGTTTTTTTTCTTTCTTCCATTTTAATCTTCTCCTATCTCTTAATAAAATCAATCTTTGTTTTGTAATTTTGTGGCAATACTGACTTAACAACATAGTTCGCATTCTCACAATACTTGTTATCGCTTTCTGCTAACTTTCTTAACTCATCTTCTGAAATTAAGCCATCGTTCAAATACACCCTATCGCCAACATTTATTACACCTTGATAATAGGCTCTATCTACAAAAGCTCGATATACATCCGTTATCTTCTCGCCATATTGTAAATAGCTTGTCATACCAGAAACTGGTTGATAATTCAAATAGTATTTTTTGGGTTTATCAAAAATCTCAATTTGCCAACCATCACTATTTGTTTCAATACTTTTTCTCTTGGCTATCCATATTTCTTTTTCCCACATACTCTAATACCCTTTTACTGTTGCTATCGGAACTATTTCATCCCTCAACGCTTGTGATAATTGAGCTTGATTCCAAGATATTGATATGCCATTTTCAGAATAAGATATTGCACTTGTAGCTCCAGAACGCTCTATCATTTCTTGCATACAACGTATTAACCAATAATGATAATGTTCATAAGCATACGCTCTTTGTGTTTCTGATACTGTATATGAAGATTTAAAAAGAAGATGTATTAAGATTTCTTTTGCACTTTCATTAAGCATTTCTAAATCACCCATTTTTATTTGAGGATATTTGTCGTGAAAATAACTTATTGCATTAACTTTGTTACAATTACAATTCATCTCTTTACATCTCCTTGCTTGTTATTTTTTCTATGCTACTTTTAATGTTACGATTTGGTCTGGGTAAATGTCAAGTGATGGTAAACAACGCATTGCAATTTTTGTTTGAATAGAAACTGCATCAGGGTCTACTGTTTCAACAATAGCAATACCATCATCAACAATTGAAACTGTAGCAACATTAGGTGTATTTAACAATACTCTTTCTTCAGGTGTAACTGAGAATACAATATCGCCTAATTTTCCAACAGGGAATAATGAAATGATATTATCTGGGAAGATTTGAGCATCGCTCTTATCATCTTTCATATAATAAGTATCATTTACATATAATCTTACCTTTGTTCTTGCATAAATTAAATCTAATACATCAGTATCGGATACATCAGCAACACCTCTTGAGTTAGCTAAAAGTTGCTTAATTTTAGCATTATTTACAATATAATCAAAAGTTGTTGGGCTACACATTGCTCTTGCATCGCCATTAATTTTAGCATCTTTTTTCATCTTTCTAATATCTTTTAGAGGGTCAGAATTTGCTAAATCGCTCCATTTTGCTGTACCAGCTAAATCAGTCTCTTTTGTAATTTTATAAGTTGCTGTAAAAGCTGCACCATTTGAGGCAAAAGAAACTGTACCTGAAGAAAGTAATTGATTAACCATTATTTCACGTGTCATACGTGAACTTAAGTAAAGTTGATAACTATCGTTAAACATACGATCATATACCATTTGAACTAATGCACGATTAGGGTTTCCCTCTAATTTCATTAATTCAATAATATGTTTTTCATCTACTTGCATACCTTCTTTGAAGAATGGTATCTTTTTTTGTTCAACAGTAATTTCGCCTCTTTCACGATAAACTGTTTTAGAATCAGGGCTATTTAATAGTAAAGCTGGTGTATAACCACTTTTACCAGAAACTGAATCAATTGTATCTTCTAATTGCTTTCTTGAACCAAATAACTCATCGATACCAACGTATTTAGTTTCTTCTTGCTTTCTAGCATCCCAATAAGTTTTAATGTTTTTAGTTGTATATAATTCTGCAATTGATGGCATATTAGAAACCTCTTCCTTTCATATAAATTATGTCGTGAGGGAAAGTAACATTTGAGTTAAGAGCAAAACCTGCATCCATTTTTGCCATATCAATAACACCAGCAAAAGCAACAGTTGCTGTTGTTTGACCCGCAGTTACATCTACATCGTGAATAACTACACCTTGTGTTTTAGCACCATTAGTTGCATCGTTTGTTGCAATTAAAACTGCTGTATCTCTGTTTAATAAAGCGTTAGTATCGCCACCAACTGGTGTACCAGCTTTAATAATTTTTTTGCCGTTTGAATCGGCAGTTAAGCCTGTATTAGTCACTTGACAAGGAAGTGTGTAATAAAAGCTATGCATGTCTAATACTGTTTTTTCAAAATTGTAATTAGCCATATTAAAATTTTTCCTCCTGTGAAATTTTTAATTTGTTTTAAAAGAAATTACTTTTTTGAGTAGTTTTTGAAGCTCGTTTTGCCATTGCAATAATTTCATCATCAGCAGAATTTGGTGTTTTAACTCCACCAGTTACATTGCTAGATTGCATAAACTCGGCTATTGCATTTTTCTTTGCTTGTTCAATTTTTGCACTAACCAATGTCATAATGCTTTCTAACATTTCACTTTTGTTATCTTTTGATTTTAAAATGTTTTGTGCTTCTTCGCTACTAAATAAGTTGTTTTTAGTTAATGACTTTTCAAGAGTTAAGTTTTCTAATTGGCTTTCATAATTTGCTAATTTTTCACGTAAAGCCTTATCTTCTTCTGCTTTTTTCTCTTCATCAGTCATTTTTTGTTGTGCTTGTTTTTTCAAACTTGCTAATTCACTTGAAGCTTTGTCAAAACTTGCTTTAAGTTTTTCATATTCTTCGTGTGAATACGTTTTTAGATTTGGATTTGGTTCTGGTGTAAGTTCGCCCTCACCAAAGAATTGTAATTTAAATGGAATTTGTGTTTTGTTTGCTTTTAAAAAATTCATATTTTTTTCTCCTTGCGTTTTTTTAAAGTTTTCTCTAACTTCCTGCGTTTTTTAAAAAGTTTTCTCTAACTTTGTTTGATATATATATAATTAGTTTATTTAACTATTTATACCTTGATTATTATTTTGTTGTTCGATTTGAGCTTGATTTTGCTTGTTTTTCTTCCAATCATCGCCTAAACCATCAACATCTTTTGTAATACCACAAATTGACAATATTGCCTTTTCTGGTACTAGTGCTTCATTTAACATCTTTAATGCTTCAGCTTTTACTAATAAGTTGTTTGACATATTAATGTTAAATTTAATTGCAACATCACTTGCATTTATCTCATTAACTGGGCATTTTTCTGTTAATTTGCAAATCTTAATTATGTTTTTCAATAATTCACGTTCGTATTTTATTAAATATTGTTGGTCTACTTGTGCTTGATTTTGAGCTGATTCCCAACCATTGCCAAGCAATCTCGCTTGCCCCGTGTCGCCACCACTAGTAACATTTCCACTTGCTTGAGGTACGGCTACAATGTCATATAAGGCTTTTAAAACCCTTTCGTAAAATTGATTTGTTGAGCCTTGATCAAGTTTGGTAGAAACAAGTTTTAAGTCTGCTGGTGTTTGTGGATTTTGTGTATTAAGTACAAGTACACGCTCTCTTTTCAACGTTTTAATTAAGTTTATAAAGTCTTCATCAACTCTTTGGTTAATCATAACTATAAAACTATTAATTTCTTCCTCAATACCATCCATTTGCGAACTATCAATATTGTTTATTAAGTTTTGCAATTGAACGCCAATTTCGATAATACCTATTCTATCTTTGTTTAAGCAAAACTCTTGAATAGGAATATAACTATATGGTTGTGGAATATCTTCGATTGGCTGTACAAAATTATTGTTTTTATAAACTATTCTTCGATATGGCATATAAATTTGCACTGTCTTGAATGATTTGTAGTTTTCTGTATTGCGGTCATCACTTATTACCATACCAAATAATGGTTCATTTGGAATATCGTTTGAATACACAACACATGTTTGCTTTACTGGCATATTTACTAATTCAAAAGGTGCTTCGCTTTCAATATCGTACTCGCTTAATTTTTGCCTACGTGGAATTAATCTTTGATAAGCAACACCAAATTCATACAAATCTTGTGCCTTTTCAATATCTAAACTTGCTTTGTTAACATCGTTTAAATATGAGTTTAAATATGTCATATCATCAGTGTCTATTTTTTTCTCGTTTGTAATAGTGTATTCTAGTGGATTACCATACATAAAACCTACTTTAAAATTTACTTGTTTATATATATGATTTTCTACTACTTTATTATTAATTAGTGATTCATCCTTTCTTAATTTTGAAAAAATCGATTGATTACCTAAATAATATTCGTGTAGAGTTTCAATATCGCTAACATTTTTATTAAAAATACCTATTGTTTGGCTTAGATATTTTCTTAAAGCAATTAATGGGTCTTTCATAAAAAGTTCTTTAGAAATAGGCATTATTACTTTTTCTCTACCTTTAAACACTTTTGGAATGTATAAACTCTTTATTGCTTGTTCTGTTTCTGTACTCATAATATTTTTTCCTTTCAAAATGACACACTAGGACAAGTGGAAGTCTTAAAATCGCCTTATACTACAACATTTTCTAATATTTGTCAACTAAAAAATAAAAAACCACAAAAATTGTGGTTTAAAAGCCTAAAATTGATTTGTTAAACACTTCCATTGTGTTTGTTCTTTGCTCTTCGCAATAATATTTTACAAACATTGATATAGAGTCGGGACAGTCATCGTGGTCACCATAGCGTTGTGATAAACTCCACATTGTAAGTTGGTTCATTGCTTTTCCCATCGGACTATTCATTGCAAACATTTTAGGCGCAGGGTAAATTATTTCTTTTTTCATTCCAAAAGCTGCATTGCTAATTTTCATTTGTTTGCTTTCGTTTGAAGAGTAAAATGGTTCGATTGTCACTGAACCGCTATAATTTAAATCTCTTAATGTATATTTTAATGCAGAATCAAAACTTACATCAATGTTATTTTCATAGCCAACTTTTGTAATTCTATGATTAATAATCTTAAATGCAATATCAAACATTAATTCTTTGGTGGCTTTTTGCTCAAATATTATGTCAATGAAATACCATTTCGACCACCTATTTTTGTCAATTCTATATCGTTTAAAAATAGGCATTGAAAAGAAGTCAGTTCCTTTTCTTGTAGGGTCAATAAATGCATAACATTGTGTTTCATTTTCCAACATTTCTTTTTTAGGGTAAGTGCTATCATCATAAGTTTGTAGTTTGCTAATTGCAAATAAAAATTCTTCTGGTGGTGTTGGTCTTTGTTGATAAACAGCATTCCAAAGTGCCTCATCCATATTGTCCCTTTTTTGAAGCATTTTTTCTGTTGAATATCGCAAAGGGCAAGTACTTTGATTTGTTACATAATCAAGAATAGGAGTTGAAATAAAGACTGAATTTAAACTTCCATCATTATTTTTTGACAATTCGGTATATTTGAAATAACTATCTTCTTCCATGTTATTATTAGTATTTTTTATAGCTCTATTATGTAATACATTTAATAAGTCTAAATTAGACCACATTGTACCAACGGCAATTATAGGTTGATATGAACTATCGCCTCTTGAGTTCCATTCAGTATCAAATTTGTTTGTTAATCTCTTGTGTAGGTTTTCATCGTATGCTTCATCTGAACCTTTTGTAATATCATCGATAATTAATATATTTCCTCTTTTACCTGTTGTTTGTCCATCACGTGTTGTTGCATAGAAATTTTGAACGCTTGAAAATGCAAATCTAAAGCCTATTTCAACTGAATAGTTATTGTATAGCCCACTTGTTTTTCCATCTCCAACGTTTCCTATATCAAATTTTGGGAAAACTTTTCTATATTGTGGGCTATCTAAAATGTCAGTTATTTGTTGTATAAATTGTTTGCATAGGTCGGCAGAATATGTTACACGGATTATTGATGCTTCATTATCATAACCCCACCACCAAGCACATAAAATATTAACTGCGTATGTTTTGCCTGCACCTGGAAAATAACTTGCTCTTATCATATCTATTTTTTGCTCAAACACTAATTTTTGTGAGTAAAAATAAAAATTTCTAAATAAATGTATGGTTTTAGCCCATAACTTATTTGTTTTACCTCTTTCAAGATATAGTGCCATCATTTCCAAATTTCGATAACAAGCTAATGCATAAAAGTTATCTTCCAAATCAAGCCATTTTTTCAAACAATCTCTGTTAGGTTGTGCATTTTCTTGCGATACAAGTTTAGTATTATAATGCTTTATTTTATTATTACAAATAGGTAATATTTTATCTCTAATATAATTACAATAAGTTTTAATAACACTTTCATACTTTGGTATATTTTTGTTAGGTGTTAAAAATGTATGTATTTGATAATACAACCACTCATAAAATGAATGCATAAAAGAATAAAACCCTTTATTGCTTTCATCATCATTGTAAACTTCTGGTATTTGCAAAGCTGAACCATATTCTTTTACATATTGTTTAAAAATTCCTATGTTGTCATCGTATAATGCCATTCATATATGCACCTCTATTCTTCAGTAGTTTTTAAAAGTGCTTCAATGTATTCCCTTTCTTTTGAACCAAAAGTTAGCTTTGTTTGATTATCTCGACTTAATCGTTTAATATCTCGCCAATATTGTTTTAATGATTTTAAAATCGCTATCTTTCTTTTTTCTAAAATTTCAATTTGGCTCTCATCATTCATTATTTTGTAGCCTTGTGAATATGATGTTAATATTACTTTTTGAATAACATCGGCTTGTCTAATCATTTGTATGTTCTTTCTCAATGATCGTTTATCGATAAAGCAATTATTCTTGGCTAAATATCGCACCAATTCATCTTGGCTAGTCCATTCATCCTTTTCTGATTTTTCTTTTAAATAATTATAAATCATCCATTGTATTTTTGTCATTTTATGTTCCTTCTTTCTTATTTTCGATTTTTGTAACTATTTTTACCACCTTTAGAGTGCATACTTAATATATTACTATTTAATAAATCGTTATATTGTATTACTAAAGGCAATTTAGGGTTCTTTTTTGCAAAATTTTGTAGTTTTAGGTGCAATGTCGATTTAGGCATTCCAATTTTTTTGGCAATCTCTCTTATCGACATTTTTTGTTTAACCATTGATGCCATTACTTCTTCGATGCTAATCATTAATTAATTCCACCATTTCTAAAGGCACTAATCTTGATTGTCCTTTTTTAAAATATACCTTTGCTACAAATTGTAAATCTTCTTTTTTTGTGTACGGCTTAATTTGTGTTAATAAATTATCTGCATAATCAACAAAATCATTTTCGCATTTAAAGTGTTTTTTAGTAAATACCTTTTGCGTTCCTACTAATACACCAGTAAATGGTTTAGCCAATTTCACTACTTCGTATTGCTCTTGCTCGAACTCTTCGTTAAGTTTTAAATACTTAATGCCTTCAGAATTACCAACATTGCTAATAACCTTTAATTGCTCTGGTTCATAATCTTCAATATCCAGTTTTGGTAAGCAATATTTCATTTTAGTTTTTTTCAAATAACCATTGCAAACAACTTTACAACCTAATACTAAATCTTCTCTATTCATTTTTCATTTTCTCACTTTCTATCTTTTTGTATTCAGAACGGCACTTGTATGAACAAAATGTCAAGTGTGCCAGTTTGTATAACATTTCGCCTTTAATTAATTTAAACTCTTTTTTACAATATTCACATGTATAAGTTTTATATTTACTATAATTCTTATAACCATAATAATTAATATTTGTTTCAGTTATCACTAATTCACACTTTCTGAAAAATATACTATCAACCCATTTTCAGTTGTTTCGTATTTATCAATTTTTATTTCAAACAAAGATTGCACAATTCGATCGAACGACTCGTGTTCTTCATTTATAATTTTATCGCCAATATGTATTTCCTTAATTTTTTCTTGTTCTCTTTTTAGTAAAGAAATTAATTTCTCACGATTGCATCTCCATAACTTGCTTTGCTTTTTCTTCAATTCAGGTCTTATACCAATAATTTCTTTTACTAACTCAACTTTTTCTTTCATTTCTTTTTTAGCCCTTTCTATAAGCCCTCTGTGAGAGGGTGAGTTGAATATTTACCCACCTTTTTATTTTCGTTCGCTCACACAAGGGTTGTTATTTTCGTGATTGGCTCTCTTTTGTGCTATTATCGTGCTTAAATCTCTTTTCAACTCACACAATTCATTTATACTCGCATTTTCTAACATCTTGTAAACAACACGTTTAGAACCTATACCATCAGTTTTTAATAATTTGATTATTTGTTCTAATGTCATATCTAGTTGCCTTTCTTTCTCTAATATTTTATTACGTACGATAAATTTGAATAATATTCTTTGTAGGGTTTACCTATTACAGGGTGGTATTGCACCTTGCCATTGTTTTTAATTTCTTCCCATTCAACATCAACAAACGTTACCCATATGTTATTTCTTAATGTTATATAAACCCTCTTTAAATATGTGGTGTCGCCTTTTTCATCGTAAAGTTTATCTGCACTAATTCCCTTGCTTTCTAAACTATAATAAACACGATATGTAACCTTAACATTTATTGATATTCTTGATGCCTTACTACCAGGTTGTTTATATTTAATATTTATAAAACATATTGTTAATAATATACCTAATATAATACCTAATATAAGTGTTGTTATTTTTGCTTTTTTATTCATTTTCTACATTACCTCTTAAAATTTTTTCTTTTTGCTTTTTTAATTCCTCCGCTTCATAATAAGGTATTTGAATGTAGTTTTCTGCATTATCATAAATGCCTAAATAAATTATATCATCATATATTTCACTTTTATCTTTTAATGCAAATACATAGCCTTCTTTTGCTTTTATTACGTTTATCATTTCTATTTTCCTTTCTATGCTAATGTCCAACCCTTATTAGTTGCGATTAATTTATCTTCATCAGTAAGTTTTGATAAGTTTGTAGTACCCATTTTAAGTGTTTGAGTATTTGTAACTGTTGCCAAGTTATTCAATATTTCTACTAATGCTTCTTGAGTAAATTTAGTAGAATAAGATATGTCGAAACTAACTTTCATACCTGTTGCGTGAATTTCCTGTAATTTATATAAATTACTAAGATTTATTGAAGTTATATTAGACAAATCATAGGCAGGAATACTTTCCAAAGAATTACAACCTATAACACTAAACCTTGTACATTGTGTTAAATCCATTAATGGTAATGTTTTTAATTGGTTACAATTTTTTATACTCCACACTTTGAATTCTTCCAAACTAATATCTTTTAATTTCTTTTTAATTATCATATCAAAGTACCTTATCCTTTCTTTTACTAACTTTTATTGGCTTATCAAAAACCATTTCACCACAATATATAACTACTTCCACGTTTTCATCAATCCAATATTTTTTTCCTATTTCTTCAAAGCTTTGTAAAACATCAACAACTTCTATTTCAAATTCTGTTATATATTCTTCACCTGTATCTACAATTTCTGCCCTTAAGTTGCAACTTTCTATATAATATTTACCACATCTAAATTGTATGGTTTCTTGATAATCACTACCCCAAGTACTACACCCATAACCATAAGTATCGTATAAATAACCATCTTTGGAAACTATAAATCTTCCGTGCTTGTTTCTCTTTGCCATAATTTTAATCCTCTATATCAAAGTAATATTTTTTAATTCGGTCTTTTCCTATTTTTGTAATAGCTTCTTCACAGTCTTCTTTAGTGGAAAAATAAACATTAAATGGGATGTTTCTAGAAATATTATCAAATAGTGGTACGATTCTATTTTGCGTAAAATCATAGGCTATATAATATATTCCGTTATTTTTTACATAATCACTCATATTAAGCTTAATATTAGATAAATCTTGTAGCTCTCTTATCACCTTTAACTTTTCAACCATATGCTCTGCTTCCTCATCTGTTTTAAAATAATTGCCAATACAACGTTTATATATACTTCTAGTATTATAATAACTAAGTTTTATATCTCCATTTGAATTAATATAATAATATAAATCACCAAGACTAGGTTCCCAAACTTTTATTTTGTTTTTTTCTACTACAACTTCCCAATCTTCTGCTAAAGCAGCTTCAAAAGTTATGCCTGTTATAGGTACCCCGTCACCGGTACAAAATTTATTTTCGTTTGAATTGTAGAAACAACACAAACTACGACCTTTTCTTTTAACTTTCTTTCCTTCCAACATTTTTTGATATGCTTCTTTAAGATTCATTGTTTTATTTCTCCTTTAAACTCTTATAGTTGATTTAAGAAAAGTATAAAAAATATTAAGAAAAAAATATCAGTTATAATATTAACACGATTATTATTTTCAAAATTAACTACGTATGGGTAAGTTAATTTATCAATAATTATAATAATATCAGCTAGTATATTTAAACTAAATATTACAATTCCTATAATTATTATTACCTTCATTTTTTTATTTCTCCTCTAAATTTTTATAAGTAGAACAGCCGTTCTCATAACATTGCTTAAAGCGTTTAAAAACTTCTTCTGCTGTTAAATACCCAAGCACACTATCATTTTCTTGTTCTTCTTCTGTTAAACCACCCATAATTTCTAACAAATCTTGTTGGTTGCCATAAGACCCACAATGTTGAATCACATCGCATATTCTTTCTTCTTTTGCACTATTTTTATAAATTTTTATTTGATATGCTGGATAAAAACTATTAAACCTAATGTAGTCTAGCCCCCCTCTACTAACCTTATCTTTAGCATGAAATAAATCATCAGTAAATTCAAAAGGTATGTTTGCTTCTTCCAACATCTTTTTAAGCCTAAATATTTCTTTGTATTCCATTTTTTATTCCTCCCACCCCCATTTTATTTTTTGACCGCAAATTGGACAATAGTTAGTAAAACCTTCTCCTTTTGTTTCCCAACCGTTATCAGTTATTTTACCGACCTTGCAAATTTTGCAAGTTGGACATTTATATTGTAAAATTTCAGTTTCAAATTCTTTAATCATTGGCTCTTTAATTGGTTCTTCGGGCGTTTCTTTACTAAGTAATCTTTTAAGTAATTCTATATTTTTGTTATTAAAATGTTCAAATAATTCTTTTGCCTTTTCTTCTGATACTCCTTGAAATTGGCAATAATAATTATAAGCATATTGATATCCATTTATAATTTCTTCTAACGCTTCTTGATATTTATTTTTTTCTTCCATTTCCTTACCTACCTCTATTTATCTTCCTTTAAATCTATATAATCTACATATTTATATCTTTTATCTTGAAAACAACCAACCCACAAGCTATCTTTTCTGCTTTCATAGTGTTGCTTTTCTTTATTAAATTCTTCTGCATCTGTATAAAATTTAACATATAACCGTTTACTAGTTGTATTTTCTAAACTATCAACAATAATTTCCCTTTGCAATCTTAACTCTTCTACTGTTTTTGCACGCGGATTTGACAAACAAATTGCTAATCCTATTGCCACTAAAACACATGTGGTTGTTACGCTAGTAAGAACAATTGGAGGAGAAAATAGTCCATCAACATTATCTAAACTTTTTATAAACCACATCCAACAAAAAATACAAATTAAAACTAATAATATTATTATTAACATTGTATCACCTAATCCTTAACAAAAATAATTTGTTTGTGTGTAGGGTATTTTAATTCGTACCCAAATTTAGTCTCAATATCTTGTTTAATAAATGGCAAAATATAGTCTTTTTCATATAAAATGTGAAATACATAATCATAGGTTAACCACTCTTTTAAATTATCCCAGATAATACTAAAATAATCTTCCTGCAATTCGTGATCGAAATTATCTGCATATCTATACATCAAAAAATATTTATATAATCTTTCTAAATCGTTAATATAACCATATTTTCGTTCTAATTTAGCCAATAATTCTCCTGGAAAATCTTTTGTTACCAACGCTCTTGTTGATTCGGGAACCTTATACCAAAATTTTTCAGGGCTTTGCATATCACGCATTACTATCGTATCAAAAAAATAAAAGAATGGTTTAAAATATTCCCAATCATATTCGTGCAACACGCTACTAAAAATAATAAGGCTTTTCTTGCCAGCTTTCTTCAAAAGATTAAAAATTTCATTATCACCATCAATTAATTCAATTGAAACTATCATTCTATGCTTTGTTCTAGCTGCTAATAATACTAATTGGTCAGCCATTACTTTATTTTTCTCAATGCCAACTAATATTGTTTTTTTGTTTGTTAACTTTTCGTCAAGAACCTCAAGTATTCGCCCATCTGCACATCCAAAATCAACTATATAATCATAGTCATTAATATCTATTTCATTTAAGAAGAAGAGCTTGTCCTCTAAACTCTTCGCCATACTTTCACAATAAATTTTTGTGTATTCTTCAGTCACATTTATTTACCCCTTTCATTAAATTTTAATTTTATTTCTTTCATAAGTGCGTTTGCCTCAATCAAACCATCTATTTCTATTAAATATTTTTTTTGACGATTTATACTTTGAAGCGTACTTTTGTCTACTAACATTAGATTTTCAATATTATCATTTAACAAATTGCCATCTAAATGCAAAACTTTTTTATTTTCAGGTATTTTTATATTGTAATGCTTTTCGTAAACATAATCTGCATATCTTTTGTAGTACTTCGCCACATAATATTTGGATTCATTTTGTGGTTTTTTGCTAATCTTAATATAATTTGAACCTTGATGTTGTATTATGCAACCTACTTCACATTTATGATATATTTCACTGTCAATTTTAGCTCTGATTCCTTTTTTGCTCAAATTAGTTTTTTTGTGTGTTAGCAATTTCTTTATAGAACTTTGTGTTGTATTTGCATTAAATTTTTTGTTAAATTCGTTTGTTAAATCAACGCAAGTATAATTTGCTTTATTATCTATTAACCATTGTATCATTTCTTTTGTAAAGAGAAAACGATCTTTTGGCTTTTCTAAACTTCTCTTAATTAAACCTTTTTTAATCAATTTGCTACAATAATTTTCTAAAGTTCTATAACCAATTTCTTTATTAAATTTTTTATTATAAATAATACATAATTCTCTTCTTGAAAATTTATTATAATTTTTTATTATCCAATTATCTTCTTCTTCGCTATAGTACTTTAAAGTAGTATTCTTTTGCTTTTTTCTTTGTAGTTTCGCACTTATCACCTTTACTACATCTTTTTTATCTAAATTAAACTTTTTATTAAATGCTAAATTTGTTTCAGCCCAAGTATGTTTTTTTTGATATTCCAAAACAAAATCTATCATTTCTTGCGTGTACATAAATCTGTTTGGTTTCATTCTTTTTCATCTAATTGCCCTATAACTTCTTTAGCTGTTTCTACTGAACTTGTGTCATGCGTTATTCTAGCAATTACATTACAAGCATTTGTGATAGTTTGTGCTGTTAAGGCTTTCGCTTTAATTTCTTTATACAAACTTTCTTTTTCTTCACTAGTCAAATTTTCCTTTTTAAAATCATTTACTACACTTTTCATTAAAGTTAGTGCATCAGCCAATGTTGCTATTTTTTTACTCATTTTTTTGTTTGCTCCTTTCAAAAAATTTTTAATTTTTCTCTCTCATAATATTGTCAGTTTGACAAAGCCTATCTAATTCTTCATCAAAAAGCACTTCACCATTTAATCCTAGACCTTTTGCTTGTAATTTGTTTCCCATAATATTACCTCCTCTTGAAAAACTACCTACATTATACAACACTTGTCCAAACCTTGTCAAGAAAAAAACTCACATTTTCATTTTTTTAATGCAAGCCTTTTTCTGAAAGAACGTGACATAAATACATATAAATTCATTTTTTGGAAGATGAAATAAATATATTTATATAGTGATTGATAGAGCCTCAAATACTTGAAGCACCTACATTATACCACGCTTTTAAATCTTTGTCAAGAAAAAAAGAGCCTCAGCCCTAATTTCCCCCTTGCTAAAACACAAGGAATATAATCACTACTAAAAAATCACCTAAAACTAGCAATTAGGCGATTGCCACGCACATCGTTTCACTACTGCTAGCGTAATTATTTTCAGGATATTTCGCAAGTTCGGAGTACTAGCAAATTTTACGACATCCCATCACGGCTTTTTACGGTTCTTCAACCTAAAAAATTCAACATACGATCCAAAATAATAAGATGCATTCGTTCATTTAACAAACAATGACTTATTACACCGACATTATAACATGTTTAATAAAAATTGTCAAGAAACATACGAATAAAAAAGACCCACCATGGTACGCTTAAATCAGAGGCGTGGTGGGAACTATTACAAATATTATAACCTACTAAATGAAATATTTGGATTTAGGCATTACCCAAGCCTTTCTAGTATACAAAGTTATAATATTCTTTTTTAACCATAGTGCCGAAGCAATCTACAGTATGATCCATACAGATATTATTTAATGACTTACTGCTTGGTCAAAATTAATATTATCATACACATAGATACTTTGTCAAACGTTTTACACGCACCCACGTGTGTCATTTTATTTACCTGATATTTTTCCACCAATAAATTCACGTACGACATTAAACCAATTTTTGAAAAAAGTGACTAACTTGTTCCACCATCCTAAATGCAACACAAATTCAGCAACTAAAAAAGTCCCAACACAAAGAATCACTAAAGCATAAAAGCCAGTCCAGAACACCGACTTTTGCGACATCCAATGCACGACCTTCCTGACAACTTCCAAAATTTGAGCTAACAAAAACAACACCCAAAAAACCACTGTCAACACATAGATCACTACTCGCAACCCTTTTGGCAACTTATTCAAAAATTTTACAACGCCAATTACCCACATTCCGTTTGTCCTCCGTACTCGCCTAAAGTATACCACAGAAATTTTCTTTTGGCAAGAGATTTTGTGAATTTTAAAATAGTGGAGAAATGGCGTAGAGGTAATGATACTACCTTATAAACTTTCAAAAAATAGGGTAGGGTGGTGCTTTTTGGTATTTTCTTGTATTCTCATTCTTTCTTATACTTTCATTTTCAAATTTGAGCCTTAAAAACCGCTTATTTTTAGATTTTATTTGTTTTTGTGATAAATTACAAGCACCCATATGGCAAAACTTTGAATTTACCCTTTTTTTAGGCTTATTTCAAAATTGCTATTTTTGTGTAAAGTTTAACAAAGTGTACTTTATTTTACTTTTTTAATGTTTATTTCTAGTTTTTGTACTACTTTTTTGAAAAAATTTATAATTATATATATAATGTGCGTAGGAAAAAATCGCAAAAATTCAGGCATTACCCAAGACAAATTTATAATTTTTTAATAAATAATTTAATTAAATAAAACTACTTTTTAAAATAATTTAATTAAATAAAACTACTTTTTAAAATAATTTAATTAAAATTACAAATAATAATATAACTTTTAGTTATTAAGCATTTTTTATTATTAAAAGCAAATTCATTCAAATTTTTTATAATATATTAATATATAAGCATTAAAAATTTTTAAACATACTTATATTGCTTTTATTTTAAATACTTTATTATATTAGCTTTAAATTAAGCCTTATAAACTTATTAATTACAATTTTTTAATAAAATAATTTAAAAGCTATTTATTATACAGTTTTAATTTTTAACATTTGATTTATTAATTATTAAGTTAGCTAGTTATTTATTACTTAAATTTAAATTAGTGATTAATTTTAGCTTTTTTTAAATTAGTTATTTTTATTAGCATTTAAAAAGCATATTATTAATTACAAACATGTTTAAATTGATCAATTATTGATCGATTAAAGTTATTTTTAAAGTTCTAAAAGCCCCATGTAAGCGATTGAGAATTGAAAAGCTGAATATTTATATATTCGTTTGATTTCAGAGCATTTGCAGAAAACAAAAAAGAAAAAAGCAGTTTTTAATCTGCTTTTATTTTTGATTTGATACCAAATAGTAGAAAAACCAGAAAAACGCCCATAATATTAGCACTATCGCACCCCCCTTATTTTTTGATGTTCTCTTGCTTTGTCATTTTCTTTTTCTAAAAATTCTTTAATTTTCTTTAAATTTTCTTTTTGCTTCTCTGTTAAATTTTGATAAAATAAATCATCTATTTTTTCTACTTCTTTATTACAATAATTTCTACATAATTCTAAATATTCATTGATATATATTTGATAATTTTTAGACTTTTGAAGGGTTCTAAAGCGTTCTATAGATTTTTCATATTTTTGAAACCCCCTTGTAAATTCTGCACTTTCTGTGTCATAACCTAATACTTCAATTTTACTATATTCGCCATCTTCATCAACTTCTACTAAACAATAGCAATCAATAATTATATAATTAGTGTTATTATCATAGTTTTTTAATTTGTCAATATCATCAATAATATTTAATTTTTTAAATTCTTTTTTTGTTATTACTTCGTTGTTTTCTTCTGAAGCGATAAAATCATATGTTCTACCATCCCATTTGAATTCTTCACGATTTTTAAATATTACTTTTTTCATGTTTTACTCCTCTTCTTCTTTATCTTCTATTTCTTTCCAATTTGCAGAAACACTACTCCAAGCAGTGCCAAAATGTTTAACACACAATATGTATATGTCTAAATCATCATTGTATAGTACTAATTCTTTTGTATAATCAGCTAAACGTTCGGCATCATAACTTGATATGATGTAATACTGGTATATGTCATCATATTTTTGATATGCTCCATCATCTTCTTGTTCATAGAATTCTTCTTCTGTTATTTCTTCATCATCTTTATTGTAATACGTGCATTCACTACCGCAATATGTTTCAAAAAATATATCCTTTTTTTGCAATTCTTCTACTATGTAATTGTTCCTTATGCAATTATCGCAACAATAATCAATCATTTGATCGTATGTTGTTTTTTCCTCTCTCAATTTTGTTAAATTTTCTTTTAAATATTTATCCATGTTTTTAACCTCCTGCCTTATTTTTTAAAGGCACTTACATTTTACACTTTTTTTATTTTTTTGTCAATACATTCAACACATTATTTTTTATGTAAACGTTTTCATATTGCACAAGATAAACGCAACTAAAACACACATTTTTTATTAAAATTATCGCTATTTTAAATAGGTAATTTTTGCTTAATAAATTGTTAAATGCAATTTTGAGATATTGCCCTACTTTTTGAAAATTTTTTGTTCCGTTATCAGAGACACCAAAAAGGGGTGTATCCTAATTTTGCTGTTGCAAATTTTTAGACCTTTATATTTTAATACCTTTTTTCAAAAAAATATTATACACTATATTTTTTGATAAAGGGGGTGTGTCATTGATTTAACTCAGTAAATTTTTTAGCATTGTTGAAAATATCAGTGTTTAAATAGGTTGTATTTTAGTAAATGAGCCTAAATTTTGGCTATTTTTCAAATTTTCTATTTAAAAGTGATAAATTATCAAGGGTATAGTGGTTAAAATTAAAATAATGCCATTTTTTAGGCTTGATTAAATAAAACAAAAAAGCAAACCGTTTCCAGCTTGCTTTAATAGGGGAATAATGGTTTTTATAAAGAAAACAAAAAAACTTGTATCAAAAAAAGGAGGTGTTTTTATGTCAATCAACAAAAACACTTGTATTATACCACCATAACATATGTTTGTCAAGTAAAAAATAAAAAGTTTGACCGCTAGTAAATCAAACTTTTGTTGATAAATATTTCTTTTTGCTATTAAATTATAATTATTGGGGGTTAAATTTAAAAACTAACTAACTAATAATAGAAAAGGATACATGACATCTCACTAGCAAAGATGAAATTATGAAAACAACTCCGCCTTTCTTTAGGAAAATTTGTTTATTTGGCTCTGTGTAAAGGTAGGGGAAAAATAATACAGAGTAGTGGTTGCGTTCAAAAATAAATTTTAAATTGCTTTAACTGTTTTGTTCCTACTTGGTAAACCAAGTTTTTTTGCCATATTTATAATTGTTGGTTTTGTTAAATTATACTTATTTTGAATATCTATATATTTCATACCTGATATATAATCAGTTTTGAAATTGTCAATTTCTTCTTGATTAGTTATTTTTTCTTTTGCACCAAATTTCACACCATTTTGTAATGCTATGTCGATGCCCTCACGTTGTCGTTGCTTAATATTATTTCTTTCAGTTTCTGCAACATAACTTAATAATTGTAATACTATATCACTTATAAACTTACCTGTTAAGTTTTCTTTTTTATCTCTAGTATCAAGTAGTGGCATATCAATTACAACTATATCAGCTTTAATACTTTTTGTAATTTTAGTCCATTCTGCAATGATTAGATCATAATTTCTTCCTAAACGATCAATTGATTTAATTACTAATACATCGCCTTGTTTAAGTTCTTCCAACATTAGTTGATAATTCTTTCTTTCAAAATCCTTACCACTTTGTTTGTCGGCAAATATTAAACAATCTTTTGAATTAATACCATTTTCATTGCACCACTTTTCAAACGCTTCTTCTTGTCGTGCAAGATTTTGTTCTTTTGAACTTACTCTTTGATAACTATAAATCATATTCTATCACTCCAATCACGCACTCTCTTTCAAAAAGTACACCACCATTTTACACCTATTTTATTTATTTGTCAATACTTTTACTCTTTTTTCTCGTTATTTTCTATTAAAATTTGTGAAAAACCAAAAGTGCTTAACTTCTTTTGTGCATCTTCGGTGCTTACTATGATTTCTTTCTTGCCATCTCTTGAAGTATCTTTTTCAAACGTAACACCAAAACCACCATTTTGCTTTTTGTATCGATTTGTTCTATCAATCGATGAACCATCTTTAATTTTGTTTTCTGCACTTGAGATTCTATCAGAAAGCAACATACTTTCAATATCTAAAAATAAATCGCCTACTTCATCATTGCCGTTTAAATTCATATTGCTGTTTGCATCATCAATATACATATTATAAGTACTATAACTTATTTGTAATATTTTACATACCATATATCTATCATAAATAAATGGTAACATTGTTTCTTCAGTGATATATTGTTGCAATTCTAAAATTAGCATATATCTTGCTTGCATATGTTGAATACCTTTTTTCTTGTCAAAATAATATTCATCTGCTTCTTTGGTTGACATAATTTTGTTAGTTTTTGGATTGCCTAAAATAAATCTTAACTTGGTATTAATCATTTGCATGTATTTGCCATCATTTAAAGTTTTAGGTTTTACTAACGCATCGTTTTCTTCGTAAACTTTTTTTATTTCTTCTAAAGTGCTTTGTAATTCTTGCTTAATCTTTTCTATCTGCATTTTCTTCCACCCATACATATTGATAATTTGATGGTGCTTTTTTCAATCTTCTCATATGATCGTGTTCACTATTACACCATTCTTCATGACCTACGCTTTCATTATTTTCACAAACCAAAAAAGAACAATGCTTGCAATCTTCACCAGTTTCAGAATCACATTCAATCCAAAAACGATTTAATTTTAATTGTTCATCAAAAATTTCAAGATTATCAATGTACCATAAATAACCTTTTTTACCATTCAAGTATTTTTCCATTTCTTCAAAATTAATTTGTGTCATATCTTCTAGTGATTTTTCTTCAAAACACAATCTAGTAATATTATCAAGTCTTATTGTATCAATTTCTTTATCAATTTCAAACCCAACTACTTCTTTTAAAGTGAATTTTGCAACAATTCTTCCATCTAAAATTTGAAGAACTGGTGATGAATTTGGTTCGTACCATCCATTTAAACTATATGTATATGTTATTGGAGCAAAAGTTTTACAATTTATATGGGGAGTAGCACATAAAGATGGTGATTTTTTTGTTCCTTTCCCTCTTGAGCAATAAATATAAACATCTATTGGTAATTTGCATTTTGGCATTGTTTTTGAAATAGCAAGGGTTTTTTCACCATTTAAAATTTTTTGAACCTCTTTAGGCTTAAAATTCATTAATATTGCTTGTTTCATCCTAAATCATTCTCCTTTCTTTACATTTTCGTTATCTTTAACCGTTGCCCTTGTATCGTATATATTTACCCATAGCAAACGTTGTCCACAAGTAGGGCAATAACAATAACTTTTTGTAATCATATTACAACATTTAGGGCAAAAATATAATTTCCCATTTGCAAATTCTTTATAAGTGAAATTACTACAATCTACCAACATTGGTGTTTCTTCTATTAGAAGATACCAAATATCACCAACAATAGAGAATTTCTCAAAACATTCATCACTAGCTTGATTCAAAATACCAGTAACATCAGTACCATATAATGTAATTTCAACTTTTTTACCTAAAAACTCGTTTAATTCTTCTTTATTCATCGTTTTTCTCTTTCTCCTTGAATGAACCATCTAAATTAAAATATACCTCACGATAATATATACCAGAAATATGTATTCTCATTAAAATATAATCATCATAATGTCGAATATCTACATTTTTTAAATTCATTTTGTTTAATTGTTCTTTAATTATCTCTAAATCTGTCATTTTCATTATTTATTCTACCTTTCCAACTTTCCGAAAAAATATTTATTTTCTTTATACTCAATCCTTAATTCATCAATAACTTCAGTCTCAACTTCAATTGAACGTTGGTAACTTTCGCTATTCATAATTTGTAAAACTTGTTTTGGTGTTAAATCGCAAACGTATTGGTCATTATCTTTTAAACCAAAATTTTTATCATAAAAAACAACCAACATTCCACATTTTCTTCTATATATTAATATTATTTGCTTTCCCATAATTAATCCTCACTTTCTATAAAATCAAATATATTTTGTTTGCCCTTTGTAACTTTTTCTTGCTCTAGATCGTACTTGAACTTATCACGTGCATATTCTATTCGTGCTTGTGCAATCGGCAAATATTCATCTGTCAATTCAATACCGATAAATTTGTAATTGGCATCACGCTCACGATTTTCAAACATTACAGCTTTTCCAGTACTACCACTACCCATAAAAGGGTCTAAAATCGTTGCACCCTTTGGGCTAACTAATCTAACTAAATATTGCATTAATTCAGTTGGCTTGCAAGTTGGATGGATGTTTTTTCTTAAAGCAGAATTTGCACCAAATTTCCTTGCTGTTTCTGCATTAGCTCTTATGCAACCATCAGTAGTTTTTCGCTCTTCAAAAGCATCTAGTCCCTCATCTCTATCTTTCTTGCTAGCCTTTGCAGAATAAAAATATCTCATTGCACTTTCCTCTGCTATTGGTGTGCTTGTAGTGTTTGGCATTCCTTTGGCTACTTCTTCGCTACCATCTGTTATTACGTTTGCTGGAAAACGACCTAATTCATTTACATCATTTTTTGAACTACTAAATGGTATTGCACCATTGCTTAATTGCCCTTTTTCTGGTAGTTTATACCCTCCTTGTTTTCTAAATAAAGGATTAGTTGCAGGATTTTGCGTATTTTCAAATTTAACTCTACACTCATCAATGTTTATTCCACCTACTCTGTACTTGATTATATTATCAACCACACTACCTTTAAATGGCTTTCTTGCGACAATTATAGGTTCGTATGCAGGTTTCAAACATGTCCCCCAACCTTGCCATTCATTTTGAGCTATGTCATAACATACATTATGGTTGTTCACACCATCATTTCTAATGTTCCCTGTTCTATTTTCAACACCATTTTTCTTGTCTATTGCTAATCCAATATTGTATGATTTAGAAGAGCCACAGCCATATAAATACATAATACAATCTCTTATTTCAAAGCCTGCATCTTCAATAGCACAAGCAATTCTGTGATAAGTTCTCGAACCACCAAAAGCCAACAAATAGCCACCTGGTTTTAAAACCTCAAAACAATTTTGCCACGTTTCTTTCTTAAATGCAATACCAGTGCTATCCCAACTTTTGTTCATAAAGCCCAATTCATATGGTGGGTCGCAAACAATTGCATCAATGCTTTCAGGCTTAATCACTTGCAACATATCAAGCATATCGCCGTTATATATTTTATAACTATCATTTTCACTATATAATTTCATTTTAGTATTTACTCCTTATTTTTGAAAAAATCTTCTAAATCTTTTAAACTTTCGCTAGTTGGTTCTACGTATTTTGGTTGCTGTTTAGTAGGTTCTTGATACCAACTTGGCAATGCTTTTTTCTTTTGTATTTCGTTTAAATAACCCTCAAATTTTGTGCCAAACAATGTTTCAGGTCGCAAATATTTCGACATTTTTGTATCTTTCAACCAATCATTGAATTTTTTATCAATAACTGTTTTAAAGTCTTCCAAAGTAAAACCCTCGTTCATTCTTGCATTAATAAGCGTTTGAGTTTTGCTACTTTTAGCTGAATATCTCGCACCTATTTTTTCGTTAAGATAATCAACAATTTCAACATATACTTCTTTTTTTATTTTTATTTTTTTATTTTTATTTATTATATTATTATATATATGAGGTTCTTCATTTTTTCCAGTACTAGTTCTGAAGTTTTTCAAGTTCTTGCCCTCAAAAATTTTGAATACTTCTTCTTCACATATTCTAATAAATCTTTTAGCTGGCATACCTTTAATTTTTATTTCAATAATTCCAAGATCGCATAATTTATTTAAGTATTTACGCTGTTGATAATCTGATAAAGTTGTATTTTCTTCTATGTTTTCAACTGTTGAATAAAAAAAGCCATCTTCTAATCTTCCTTGTTTTTCCCAAAAATCATATTCGCTACATAATTCTCCAAGTAAAATTGCTTCTTCTAATCCCAAAGCTTGCATTAATTCTTTGTTTACAACAATGAAATTTCTAGTTGCAATAAATTGTAAAATACTCATATTCATACCTACTTTCTTATTGATTATCTTTTATATCAAAGTAATATATTTTTAAATTTCTCTCACCTATTGCTTTAATTGCGTTTTCACAACTTTCTTTGCTTCTAAAATAAATACTAAATGGTAAATACTTGTCATTTATGTCACTTGCAACACTTACTTTTTCTTCTTTGCAATCATAAAAAATAAAATATTTGTAGTCATTGCCTTTCCAATCTAAACTATTACTTGCTAAATTCTCTAAACGTTTAATAATACTTAACTTTTTAGCTACAAATTTTGCTTCCTCTTCATTTTTTAAATAATTACCAAATTTTATTTGGCTATTATCTCTTGAGGAAGTTTCATCATATGAACGGTATGTTGCATAACCACATTCATCCAAATAATAAATTTTTTCATCATCTTTAGGAAAAATTATGCCTTCACTTGGTTTATATATTTCCCAATGGGTTGCGTGTATATCACGATGACTAAACTCATATTGCTTGTAAGGGCTATTATCTTCGTAATATTGATAAATACCAATATTGCTTCTAATACCAATATAATTATTTTCTTGCCATGTGCTTAATCTAACCTTTTCACCTTTTTCAAGGCATTCTAGCATTTCATTAAAATTCATATATTTCTTTTCTTTACTCATAGTTTTAATCCTCAACATCAAAATAGTACTTTTTTAAATTTTCTTCGCCTATAGTGT